GGTATAAACGTTTTAGCTATCTATCTAATAGCTTGATTACGATCTCCGTCAAAACGTCTTAAAAGGTCTGAAAATAGCTCAGACTAAGACCCATCTGGGCCCTAGTCTATAGCATAACCATTATTTTCAGATATGATATAATAAGCAGCATCTTCACTGCCTAACACTTTAGCAACTTCATCAACAGCTGCTTTTACTTCTTTGTTATTTAAATTTAAACACTGCATAATTATTCACATTCTTTTTTACGTTTCTTACCCATTTCAGCGAGATAAGTCATATCTACCACATCTTCAGTAACATCCATGTTGAAAGCTTCATTTGCAATAGAAGAAGTATCTACATTAGCAAAAGGATCTTCTGTTTCTTGTGAGAATTGTTCTTGCATATCAGAGAATATATCTAACTATTCATTTATGATGTCCATAGCTTCAGATCCATCAAATGATTCTTCTAAACTAACATTGACAAAGTCTGATATATCTGTTTCATCATATACTACATTATCTTCAGATAACGGATCTATATTAAAGGTAGTATCTACTACTTGCGCATCAGATACATCACCTTCTATTTGCTTCTATGTTCCGTTTATTTTTACCTAAATATTATCTGAACTAAGAGGTATAAACTGTTTAGTAAATCTACTTTCATCCTTTAATTTAGGTAATTTAACTCTAGACATTGCAGTTTCTGCTATAACACTATCATCAGTTAATACATTTTCATCAAACGCATTCTAATCAAAAGCTGATATATCCAAACCACCTTTTGCAAATTCATTAACTCTAAATCCATTTTCTTTAATACCTAATTTAGGTATTCTCTTATAGATTAGTTTAGCTCCTCTTTTACTCTTCTTACCTTCATCATTTACATAAGCTATTTCGCCAATTAATTGATATAATTGAATTGAAGTATTATATCCAGAACCATTATTTACAGTTATGAATTCCGCTCTTCTAGTTCTATAGTGAGGAACAGCAAAACTGTCATACATAGTAATAGCTTTACCTCCAATGTTACTTCTAGATTTAGACAATACAATATCATAATCACTACTCTTAGAACGGTCTTCCTATTGTTGTTGGAAAGGATCGTTGCTATTAGGCTTAAGATTGATATTATATTTAGGAACTATATTAGGATCATCCCACATATTTCTAGCTATTGTTAATCTAATAGAAGGAAAACTCATAGATTGAGGATCATCCCCAGTTTGAGCTATAGAACTATATCCAGATATATCTCCTCCATTTTTAAATTGGTCTAATACTTCTTTAATATTAGATACATAACCATTATCAATCTTATATTGAATAGGAACTAAATGGAAGAACGCATTTACTCCTCTTTCATCATAAGAAGTATAATATGCATATTTAACCAAATCTTCTGCAAATTCTCTAACTATATCATCGGTATCTTCAAGTAATTGAGCGAAAGCAGATATTAACTGATTCTCTCTATCATAGTCATTGTTCATTGATGATTCAGATAGAATAATTCTGTCTACATTCTACCCTTCTAAGCCATCTGCTGGATATTCCTATAAATAATTTAATAATTCATTCTTTATAGTACCATCTTGATTAATAAGATGTGGGAAAGCATCTTTATTAAGTAACAGATATCTTTTAAGTTTAGTTAATCTAGAACACATAGTATTCTTACCTACAAACATTCCTCTAAATTGATCATCCGTCATTTTAAGGAAATCAGTATTAGAAGTAGCTCTAGCTCTAATTATACTATCAATCATTCTATTTATATTCTGAACAAACTTCTTATCACCCTAGTGTTTATAGGATATTAAATCATTGCCGTCTGTACCTTTGATGATATCTCCTCCTACAATATTACCCATTACTGAATTAAATATATTCTAGTAAGTCCAAGTTGCAGGGAACGTTTGACTCTTAAGAATCTTTCTGGCTATAGTAGTAGCATTATATAACTTCTTACTTAGGAATGTATTGCTAAAGTAGTATTTCAAAGCATCGTCTACTTCCTTACCTTTTATTTCAAATACTCCAGAATTATCATATATGAACGTCTGATATGAATTTACAAAGTTTAACTATAGTGCAAGATTATTACCAAATTTCTTAGTATCAATCTGGGATCTGTGTACCAATTCACTAAGTGTCTTAGCATCCATACTTAGTTCTTTATAAGCATGCAATACAATGATCTGTTGATATAAGAATAGTAAATTATCCTGCTTTCTATTCTTTAAAGCATATATAAGACTAGATTCATCAAATACCTGTGTCTTATCTATTACTTCACTCTTTATTCCAGGATATGCAGAGTAACCAATTTCTTCAGCTAAACCATTATATTTAGCTTTCCAATTTTGTTTACTTTCACCTTCCGGCATAGCGTCTATAGCTTCCTTAAGTAACTTACCATATACATTGTATAATCCAGTGATTATCTAGTTTTCCTACAGATTCTCAGCGCCATATACCCCTTTACTATTAATAACTCTATTGGATAACTCTTTTAATATAGGTTGAGCTAAGAAATAGAAAGTATTCTTACCTTTACCGCCTCTAAGTAATAGGTTAGTCATATTATAAGTAACCTGATTAACATTTAAAGCAATAATGTAAGGGTCTTTAGCAACGTCTACATGAGCATTAATCATAGCAGATAACCAGTCAAGGATTCTAAATCCATCTTGACCTTTAATAGCATCTAGATCTCCTAATTGATATACATTACTATGACTATATATCATATTAAGATGCATTAACTATGTTAATACATGATTAGTAGAGTTAAGAGCAAATGGAGCAATACCAGCTTTACCACTAGTATATTCTTCTTTTCTAGATTCCTAGAACGAAGGCAATAATTCATAGAAAGGATCTGCCTCTTGTTTACTAGAACTTGATATTAACGGTAGTACATCATCTTGTAGCATACCAGTAAGAGTATCAATAGACGCTCTAGTCTCAGCCATATTCTTAGTATCTGATACTACTAATTGATAATTCTGTATTATCATATTCTGCAATGCTTCAGGACTTTGCTCGCTTACTTTATCATTAGTATATTGAACTATATTTCCATCTGTATCATAATTCAACATAGCAATATACAGTTTATCAACGTCGAAGTCAGAACCAGTCATAGCTGTAAATTCATCCGGAACTACTATAGTATCACTGAATCTATCAGGAAGTACATCTACTACTTTAAATGAGAAAGTAGAAGACAAACCCTGAGTAGGGATACGATAACCAATACCTTGTGGAGTAGAATTAGTGCCAATTATATTATGGTCAGTTAACCATTTCTTCATAGTTCCATAAGAAGTCTAATATTCTTTTGGTACTATATGTCTAAAGAAGTTAGTACTTAGAATAACATCCATACTTCCATCTTTATTTAGGAATCTAAGCTTCTTACCACCATTAAATGCACCATTTAACTCTGATTCTTTCATTCTAGCATCAGTTGCTTTTAAACCAAATGAAGACATCTGAATAGCAGAACCGCCAGGAGTATTAATATCTACTACTTCTTTATTTATAAATGATATAATTCTACTTTCAATCCATTGTCTACTACTCTGAGCTGCCAACGGAACAAGTATATTACCATCCTAATCAAGAGTAAGACCTTTAACAAATTCATCAGACATACCAGAGCTAACCGCCTGACTAACCAAATAGTCTGATAAAGCCTTATTATTCAGTTTGCCTTTACGGAAGAATCTCTTAATTATTCTATTATAACCTATGTCAGATAACTAATTGATAGCATCCATTGTTTGAGTCTTAATCTATTGACCAGTCTTAGTAGTAGCTTTATTAGTACCATATACTCGATCGTCTATAAGATTACCTAAACATATTTTAACAGCCTAAGTGCCAAATGAACGGTCAATGTGCTCATGTGGATCTGTGTTCAACTGTAAACGTAAATTACGAATATCTTGAACAAATACAGGTAAATCTCCTTCTTTCTTAGTAAGATTGAAGGATTTTTTATTTAAACCTTCAACATTAAAGTGTTCGTTTTTAGGACCTTCATAAGCTTCAAATTTAGTTCTACCGCCAACCTTAACCGCAGATTCAAAAGTAACCATATCGATTACTCCTAATTCCTCATTATTCATACGGTCATATAAAACCTTATTATCAGCCTTAGCTATTACTTTGAATAATGGGAACATAGCCATCTTATCAAATACAGGAACATTCAGATTTATATCACTTTCTCTATGATCTCCAAAATATACCATCTTTAAAGGTTTAACTACAAGAGCCAATGTCTTCTGATATAATTCCGGATTATTCATCCATGACTCATCTTCTCCTTCCATTATTTGATAAGCTTCTTCGATAGCATCACTCCATTGTCCTAAAGCTTTCATAATACGCCTATACATAGCAGGACGAATATATACAGCAGCATCAGATTGATTAATATTACCACCTTTAATATCTCCTTTGTCGTCCCTTCTGAAGTCATACGGTCTAGCACTAGCATTAGTATAGCTATCTACAAACTCTCTCTAATTTTTAGTAAGAGAATTATAGAAGGCATCTTCTTTCTGTTTAGTAGATAAAGCCTCTATAATTTCATTGTCGCTTAAATTAGGATGAGCTTCGCTGTATAAATCACGTAGAATAGAGTTTCTGAATATACTTTTTAATTCGTCATAATAATCAGAACCAAGCATATTATCAGCAAGATGCATTACTGTTACTTTAGTATCATTCTCAGCCGGATTATCCCAGATAGTTCTAAGATTCGTACCAGTAGATAATACAGATGATAAACGTTTAATTTTATCCACATCCTTACCGGTTATTATATCATAGGTTTCATTAAAGTGCCCTTTTCTATTAATTTTATATGTTTTCTTTTTCTTACGTTTCCATTTATAATAAGCAGGATCTCCTGTAAAACATTTCTCTACTTCCATGATAGAAATAGCCTAATTAGCTACATGAGAACCAATTACAGAGAATAATATATCTTGATTCTTAAGACCAGATTCTTCAGATGTATACATTGAACTATCTAGTTCTGATTTATAGTAATCGAATATATTACTAGGTATTAACTTATTAACGTATTCGCCATTTGAATATCCAAGTATACCTCTCTTTACAAGAGCTCGCATTTCTCTTTGAGTAGCATGCAGTAACAAATGATTTATTGCAGAGAATATAGGAGCAGAAGGTTCTATAACTTCCTTAGAATTAGGTTTAGATGTACCTAACAACAATACTTTTAAATCTGTTAAATACTTCTGAACCTCTTCTGTAGTACCATATTGTTCTAATCTTGCTAATTCTTGATTGACATTTAAAACATCTTCACCAAGTCTCAGTCTAGTAAAGTATCTGAATCTACCTCCATTTCCAGTATGATCCATCTTACCATTTTTAATCTTACCGTGGTAATTGTCTACTCTTAAAGTAGGATGTTGCGCGATATAGTCTTTTTTCTAGAAATAATCCCATACAGCATTAAACTCATCTAACCAGTAATTAGCGAATATATTAAGAGTACCTTGACTAAATCTTCTTTCTCCTATATAAGTAGAATTTTCAGCTGTTAAATCTTCTCCAACAATAGCTGCATAATTAGCTTCTCCTTCATCAATATATTTACTAGTAAGAACATCCTTTACCATTTTGATACCTGATATACTATACCAAGTCTTCTTATCAGACATAGTAGGTAATATCATTCTATCGTTAAAAGTAAGAGTAAGCTTAGCAATATAATCTTCAACAGGAGTAATGCCGAAATAATCTCTACTAGATTCATCTATATTCAGTGCTAAGAAAGTATGCAATTTAAATTTGGTATTCTTAGCATTAGCTATCAGACTGTGTGCAGAGAATGGAGTACTTAATATCTATTGTTTCTTACCATTAGCATCTTGATTAATATTACGTATTTGATCTGTCATGTAGTTATTCTCACTAATAGGATAAATCAGTGCACCATCTGCTCCAACAACACTAAATTCTTGAGGAGAAGGATGTACTTTACCATAAGATATTGCCATCACAGCTATCTAGCTATTAGAATTTCTACCAAATGTAAACATTCTATCTAAAGTTCTAGAGTATCCACCACCTGATGTAGATTTTACACCTATATCTTTAGTTTCAGCTAATTTAATCAAAGTAGCTAAAGTACCTTCATTAAATCTCTCTGTTTTACCAGCTCCAGTGCCTTTCCAGAAATTATATAATTTATCAAATTCAGTAGTTCCAATATAGAAGTTATTAAGCATATAATCTAATGCTAAGTTATCCATAGGAATAGATAAAGCATTAAATACATCCAATAAAGTGTCCTTTATTTCCTATATCTTAGTATCATCTACTGGTTTACCTTTCTTTATTCTATCACTTACTATTTTAAAAGTAGAACTTAATTTACCTCTTCTGTCTTTTAAGAATTTAGCAAACTCTGGTTTAATGAAGGGTCTACCACTATCTGTTCTGTCTATAGCATCAGATGCGAAGAACATACCTGACCATCTAGCAGGAAGTCTACCTACTTTACGTAAATTATCACTATCTTCTACAACCCAATTAAATTTACTTAAGCTAGATTGTATTTCACTAGCTATTTCATCTTCAGACTTACCTCTTGTATTTACTTTAGGATGTTTAGTAGTAATAGTGTCTAACTGTACTTTAGAACTCTTTATAGTTATCTCTAACTAAGTTTTAGTATTGTCAGATATAGGTGCTTCTTCCGAAGTAAGAATATCATATAAAGATTTAAAGAAAGGAATAGTATTACCTAAATTAGCACTTCTATCTATTATATCCTGATACTTATCTATATCCCATAAGTTCTCCATAATCTGATTCCATACAAAATTGAAATCTTCAGTTACAGGAAGTTGGAACATATCATCATGTACAGGAAATAATTCTTTAGTAATAACGCCGGTTTCTTCATCTTCAACAAATTGGTATTCATACTTAGGTATAGAGTAGAAGAACAGTTTAGCTCTAAAGCTAACGTTATCTTTCTTACTTACTTCACCTTGATTCTTATCCCAATTGTTTTCAGATTGTTCACCAGTCTCTACTTTTAATCTAGACTCTTCCTCATTATCTACTTTCTCTACTTCTCTAATTCCTAATTGTTCTATCTTCTTACGAACATATCTTGTAAATATATCTTTGTTATTTACTATATCCTAAGCAATATCTACATACTCGTCAGATATCCAACCAAAGTCTACATTCTACTGTAATCTATCAAATAACAGAGAAGTATTAAGATTATGAACATCCTCTATGGTTCTAATATTAAATATAGATAATGCTCCACTAGTAAGAGAATTAACAGCATGATAGAATACATCTGGATCAGTTATATGAGGTAATTTAGCTTCTTCTTCCTTTGATAAACCAGGTATATAATAAGATAAACCTTCTGGTTTACGGCTATAGAAATCTTCTAATGCTTGCTTAGAGACTTTATAATCCTTAAACTAACCGTCATTTATACTCTTAAAGAAAGCTCTAACTATATTTCTATGAGAATTCCAGAAGTATAAAGTATTATATATCTTCTTAAAGATTCTAATGACATTATATAATAAACCTTTACCGTTTTGATCCTTAGCATAATTACGGAATTCTTCAGCAAGCGCTTCCTCTGCTTCATCTTGAGTAAGATTTCTAGCACTTCTTTTAGATTTAGAATATTCTTGATATAACTTAGTTCTCTATTGTTCACTCAATAGCATTTGAGTTACATAGTGGAATGCTTCGTGATATTCTACACCTGCACCAGATTGTCTAGATAAAGATATACGAGGTATTAATTCGTTAGAAAGTGCATCCATTACTACACTGAACAAACCGTACGCCTCTTCATTAGCTCCAAACTTAATCATTTGGTCTGTTACTAATATCTGATCGCTATCTATACCTAACTTATCAAATAACCATTTCTTAGCAGAATCTTCATTAAACTTACCTCTACCTTTAATAGTTGATTTAAGACCACCTAAGAACTTAATTGGAGTAAGAGTAACTTCTCTTTTACCAGTCTTAGGATTGAGAACAATACCCCATTTAAGGTATTGACTTTCTTTCATTCCATTATCTGGTATACTTAATCCATATTTCTCAAGATTCTCAGGAGTAGCTCTTTCTGCAATTACAACTTTCTTACCACTAGCTGTCTTAGCTTGAGAAGGTTTGCTTACATCTTCTATTACTTTATCTTGAGTATTAACAGTAGGTTTAGGTTTATCTTGTTGTTTCTATAATTCTTCTCTATTTATTGTAGCATCATCTGCATATATAAATGGAGCATAAAATGCATGTTCACCTAAATCTGTCTTTAATATTCCATTGTTAATAGCCCAAGTAATTACTAAGGGAGAATCAGATACTTTTACAGCTTTACCATCCTTAAAAGTATAACCTATTTCTTTTAAAGAGAAGGTCAAATCTTTAGAGAATATAGGTATTCTACTGTTTTCGTCTTTTACTAGATTAGGAGAACTATTAGCTATAGATACCAATAAGTCTATAAATTCTTGAGGGAATTCAGACATTAATACGTCCTTATCAGTATTCCAGTGTATATTCTATGAAATCTAGAATACTATTCTCCTCTTTTCAAAATCTGTTAAAGTAGCTAAGTTAGTAAATTGCGTACTGAATCTCTTTTCAGTTCTAGGACCATCTTGAGTATATACAGTAGCATCTTCACTATGATACCCGTTAACAAAGAATCTATTACCTTTATCATCAGTATATATACCTAATTGCTTTCTTACTAAGAAATTATATTTAATTCTTTCTACTCCTTCTAAACCATTAGTAAATGTATTGGAACCACTATTGGCTAACAGAGACAATAAGAAAGAATCAATTATCTTAGCATTAGAACCTCTTACTGATGTTTGACCAGTAATAATATTAAATATTAACTCAGCAGTAGAAGGAGTAATAGGCTTTCCTTGCTCATCTACATTTTGAGTACCGTCTGCATTAAAAGCTAACTTAACCTATTCCGGATTGTTTACTTCAGGTATTCTGTGTAATTCTTCAGATAACATAATAGGCAATGTAGCAGTACCAGAAGGAGTATTTTCAGGTTTAGGTATAAAGTATATTTTACCAGCATAACCTATACCTTGTGTTTCAGTCTTATCTCTAGTAAACATATCATCTATAGAGAAAGGATCAACACCAAATGGGCCCGTACCATATCCAAACTGGATATCTCCACTAGTTATTTGTTCAGACATAGCAATAGCATCTTCTGTTATACCAAAATCACTTACTTCAGTTAGCTTTCTAAACTTTGGTAATCCTGCCTCATCTACTTGATTATCAAGCTGACCGTTACTTATTCTTATTCCTACAGGTTTAACATGCTTCCTAGCAGTTAATGGTAATGTTTTAGTAGTAGAATATTCTGGAGCGTAAGCCTTAATTATCTTAGCTCTCAATTCTCTTAACTTCTATATCTACTCATCTATTTCATCCTAAGTCATTTCCGTATCTCTCATACGGTCATACAGACTCTAATTGATTGCTCTAACAGATGCATTATACAGTTTACCATCCTTCTCTATCATCACGTGAATAGCTAAATTATCTATAGCACTATCAAATGACATGTCATGTTTAAAGGATGTAACTACAAAGTATATATCATCAGCTGTTGATAACCATCCCGGAATAGCTAAATTATCAGCTAATTCTCTACCTGGTCTTCTATCAACTTTACCACCATCTTTACCTACAAACTTTACAGATTTACCAGCTACAGTAATAGGCATAACTTCATCTGTATTAGGCTGGAAGAAGAAAGTATTAGCTATATGTAATCTTCTGAATTTCTTTCTAGCAGCTACCCAACCATTAGTAGACCTATTATAATATGAAGAAGGGCCCTACAATCTGGAATCAAAATCGTATGATTCTTCAAATGCAGATTGTTCTAATATATCTTGGTCATTTACAGGTATTCCGTTTTCAGGATTACCATCAGGCATGTACACTAGCTAATCATTCTAAGCATCATAAAAAATTTCATCAGATTTTGGAGTGTCTTCTACTTCTGTAATATTTACCGGATTCTCTACTTGAGGAGCAATATCTGAAGCTGCAGGAGTATCTTCTACTTCTGTTACTGTAGGCTATTCTGCAGATCCTTCTTCCTCGTCCTGTAGTGATTCCTCAGCAGGAGCAAATTGAGCATCGTCTACTTCCTCCTGTTGTCCCTAAGACTCTTCAGCAGTAGAATCATCTGTTTGCTATTCTTCTGCCTCTTCAGCAATATCTGTAGGTTCTACTGATGTAACTTCTTCAGCTGGATTCTGCATCTATACTTCATCTTCTATATCTTGATTAGTATTAGTAACACCATCCATTTCCACATCAGCTTCCACCTCATCTACACTTACTCTATCTTGTAAAGGAGAGCCTTCTATAGCTTCCTCTAACATATTTAGTTGATCTTCTAGACTACTTATTTCCTATTCAGCTATCTATACATATGGTATAGTAACCTCCTCTACTTCATCCATAGGAGCAACCTCTGGAGCTTTTGTTTCAGTATTGGGAGTTCCTTGTTCTATATCTGCTAAATTACCAGTATCTTCAGCTATCTCCTCTCTACTTACTTGCTCTTGATCTTTTTTACGCTGTAAATCTTTCTGAATAACAGACATAGCTCTTTTACGCTGTACTAAATCCTAGTCAGCAAGTTTATCATCTTTATTCCATTCTTCATTTACAGAGTTATCATAATCCTATATAATCTAATCAGAAGTTCTAGTCTTACCGTTGATCTTGTCTGCCTACATCTCATTAGTAAGTATTTGCTTCTGCTGTTCTTCGGTAAGATTATTATAAGTAGGTTTATACAATCTAGTATCACCTACATATTTTCCAGTAGTATATGCTAAAGCATGAGCGAATAAATCAGCTCTTGCCCCATCATTAACATACTTACTTATGGTAGCTACAGATAATTGATCTGCAAAAGGAACAGATAATCCAAGATCCATTACCTGTTCTCCTACTTCTTCTCCTAAGAATCGCTGTATAACTGGTTTACGTTCTTCTATTTGAGATTCTACATACTTTATAATACCAGATATACCATCTACATTTACATCTAAATTCTTATCCTCTTTTAGTCTTTGTAAATCCTGCTTTCTTGAATTAAGTTCATCTCTAAGAGTAAGTAAGTCGTTGTAATCTTGAACAGCAACCATTCTGCCCATGAATTCATTAGCATACTCTTCTTCAGACAGTACACTTCTTTCACCTAATAATTGGTCTACGTATTCAGATAATTCCTTTTTACTTCTAGAAGTAATATCAGATGCAGGTAAATCATTAACTATCTGTCTTCTTCTATCACTACGTTTTTTATCATAGCGAGCTAAATAATCAGAATAATGCTGCTTTATTTCTTCTTTTAAGTCAGCATCTTCTCTTATTTTCTGAATAACACTTTCTATTTCTCTAGTAGAAGCTTCAGATGCTTCACTAGCATCTTTTAATCTATCTTGAATATATACAGCATTTTTTACTACAGATATAAAGTCATCATTATTTATTCCTAGTTCATCAGTTATACTACGTAAAGACTTATTATTAGATAATCTTTCTATGTTGTTTACTAATCTTATGTCTTCATCAATCATTTCATTAGTAACACCTTCAGGTTTAAATTTATCCTTAAGAGTTTCTAAGTTATTGATTATTCTAGAATAACCTTTTCTCCCATCAGAACTAGCAGCATTCATAAACTGCTCTACTTTATTTTGTCTTTCGGCATTACCATATCCGTCAGCAATATAACCTCTCAGATTACTATCTGTAAGATATTGAGCAGTAGCACTATATACGTCAGGTGAACTAAATACTCCAGACATAAATAATCCAGTAAATCCACCTATATCCATAGATTTACGTAAATCAGCATCACCATTTAGATTCTCATCTGGGTGAATACCATAGTATGCCATATGTGCTTCTCCTGCCAATTTTAATGCATTAGCAGCCCCCTACAACAGACTATAATCTCCAGCATTATCATACTTACCAGTTCTATAATAATTACTTACTACTCCTTGTTGACCTTCTTCAGTCTTTTCCATGAAGTAAGAAACACCTAGTTTCTTACCAATATTGGTAAGATTACTTATAGCATTGTATGCTCTAGTTTTACCTCCAGGAGTTTTCCATGCTTTATCTACAGCTCTAGCAATAGTACGATCTATAATACCATCAGCTGCTGCATATAAATCATCTTTACGTAATCTATCAATTACAGCAGTTTCTAGTCCAGAGGATATATTACGATTACCTACAGCTCTTTTAGCAGCTTTCTATAATCCAAAGTAGTTCTTCATATATGAACCACCAAACATAAACATACCTTGAGCTAAGTCAGATAACATTAAAGCTTGATTAGTCTATCTAACTACATCTAGACCTTTTTGAGAATCATTTACTAGCTAATTAAAATTAGCGTCGGGAGTGATTATATTCTGTGATAAAGCGTTTTCTAATACTTCATAATCTGTCATTTCAGAAGTATCAAATCCTCTGGCTTTTAGCTACTCATCGGCAGATTGTATTACACTAGGCAAATTAATTCTCATCTAATCTGCGCCTTCTAATACTCTCTACTTAAATGAATCAAATACTTCAGCTTGAGTTTCTGAATTACGAGTATAATTAGTAATCGCAGCTTGTGTGGCTAATTCTGCTGCGCCTATTAACAAAGGAGCGGTACCACCAGAACCTGCTGCCATGGCAGCTTTAGATGCCCATTTAGCGGCCATACTAGTACCAAATTGTCCTAACATAGCCTCAAATTCAGAATAACTAGTACCTAACTCTGGTAATGCATAAATCCAAGATTCTGGATTAAATGCAGATATTTGATTATTCTCTTGTCTTTCTCTAAACTCAGCAGATATTTTACTTGGGTCATACAACCAATTACCATGCTTTAAAGTATGTATCATACTTTGTATCTACTGATTTTTATCAGCTAAACGAGAACTTACAACCTTTTCAGCATTATTAAGCTATTCAATCTGCTTTGCTAAATTGCTTCCTTGGTTTTTACTACTCCACATATATTCTATTTGATCTGGAGATAGTTGATGAGTTCTCCCAAAGATTGCATCGTTTATACCGTCATTAGCTAGTAAATGCTTAAAGTTATTACCAGGATTAAGATCACCAATATAATCTTCTGCTAGCCAGTCGAAACTATAGTATTTCCATAAGTCTGTTACAGAACCAAATTTATCAGTACTGAATAATTTACCAGGTCTAGTCTCATAGAATATATCCTGTAAATACGGATTAGTTCTAGCTAGCTCTTTTAAACCAGGTTGATGATATATGATGTTACCGTTCTAATCTAATTGGTTTACACCATTTTCTATATTCTTAATATTATCTTCTAGTTCAATTATTCTATTCTGAGCTGATTGAATTTGCGTAGGTGTCCAATCTGTTGCAGAATCAATCTATCTTTGTAAATCAATTAATTCTTGTTTACTTGTAAGATAATCTTTAGCTAGATTAATAGAATTTAAATAGTTAGCTTCACCCTCTCTAACTTCATTCTATAATCTACTTAATTTAGATTGATCCTTCTTTTCCATAAAACTACGATATACATCTAAAGCTTTTATGTCTCCAGACTTCTCAGCTTCATCGTACATATAGTCTAGGACAGTGATATTCTTATCCTTATCATCTGCGTCTTCACTAGACTGAAGTAATTCAGGCATACTTCTAGATGTCCACCAATTAGATATTCTACTTTTACTATCTTTTGTAGAATCTTCATTAGTAGTTTTATTATCGTAGTTTATATCGTTCTCTCTATCTTCTAATCTTCTTTGGTAATAATCTGATCTAGAATCGTATGAATACCCATAATCACCTTGTAAGGTATAATTAGGGTATTCACTAGCGATATTATTATCTGTATTTTTACCTAGAGTATAGTTCTATTGTCTACTCATAATATTATATTAAAATAGTCTGTTACTTTCAGATTGAGCTTGCATTACATCTCTAATGTCTTGTCCTGTGTTTCTACTCTTAGCATGTAACGCATCATTCTCAACTGCTTCTAAACCGCGTCTGGGTACAACCGTACTTACTGGAATTCTTAAATAAGTACCTTGTTTAAGAGCGGTATTAATCGAAGTTCTAGTTTCACCATAATCATTTGTAGATTCAGTTACTCTTACCTGATCTTCGTCGAGATTTACCCAATCTCCTTGTACTTCTGCTAGATCTCTAGCTGTATATTTACCTTTATCTATTTCTGATTTAGGAATAAAAATGTATTTATTATGGAATATGTTTGAACCATCTGTAGTAATATTCGGAGTTCCAGCTATTAAGAAATTCTTAAACTGCCCCTTTTCAAAATCATCTTGTAACTTACTACTACTACCAATCTTTCTATCCATTAAATTCTCAGCAAGACGTTTTCTAAGTAAGAACTCAGAAGAAGAATTACCTACTCTCCAACCTTGAGAAGTCATCTTACCCGTCTGAGTTCCTTGAGCAGTTAATACTTCGTTTGCCTCAGCACCTATACCACTACTTAAAGTTCCAATAACATCGTTAATTGCACTATTTAAACTGTTATTAGTTTTAGCACTAAGAGTAAACATATCATTGAGTTTCTTTCTAGCATCTTGAACTGTAGGTGCATCTTTTAAAGCTGAAGCAAAAGTATCTCTTGCTGTTAACTCTAATTGGTCAGTTAGATTAAGTAAACGATTCTGTTGACTTCCTGCGCCCGCTCTTCTAGCTAATGCTACAGCCATTGGATCACGTTCTGCTTGGTCATAAGCAAATTCTCTACCTGCTGTAATAAGTGTTCTATTAAGTTGCTCTTCAGCATCCTGTCTACTAAGACCTTGTCTTTGTAATACTTCTAAATGCTTTTGATATTCTGGAGTATTCTATATACTAGATAAGTTTCTTTGTATTTCATAATCTGTTCTATCAGTAGAAACTCCTTGATGAATCCATCCATCTTTAACTCCCATAAAACTAGCTTTCAGATTATCAACATATGGTCTTACTAAGTCTACTTCAGATTTATAAGCAAGAGGAGCTATATCGTTAAATATTCCACTATCTACTGTGTTATAGTTAGTGAAATCTACGTCATGCCAAAGAGGATTGTACATACCCTTTATCATTAATTCCTAATTAGCTTTTTGTCTAGCTAGCATTCCTTCTCTACTTTGCTTTAAATTACCAAGAGTAGCATAATCAAGATTAGCAATACGAGAATTTAATCTAGCTCTAAAGTTAGCATCTTTCATAGCATCTGGATTAGTAGCAGCTTCATCTATTAAATCTCTTATCTTTCCTAAAGAGTTCTCATAGTATCTCTAAGTATCTACAGCAGAAGGGGATTGAAATTCTCCAAACTTACTAACAGTATTAGTAAATTCATTAGCAGCTTGTTCAACAGCTTGTCTTTGTGCCTAACCTATTCTATACAATTCACCAAAATTAATTGGTACATATGTATTCATTATAGGAGCTTCTGCAGCTCTATCGTATCTATTAGCTTGCATCATTTACCTCCTTTTCTTTTTACTGTACTACGATTAGAATTCATCATAGCTCTGAGATCATCTTCAGTAAACCCAGCTTGCAAGAATCTTTGATACAAAGGCCACATTTCCACATCTCTAGCTTTCTGATTACGCATTAACTCTCTATTCTGAGCCCATTGGCTTAACTGACTTAAACCAGCTCTACGTATATTTCTAGCAGTAGCTCTATTCTGAGCATTAGCTTCATTAGCCATATTCGTAGCATTAACCCATTGCTGTCCTAAACTATTCATAGTATTGGCATAATCACCTAAGTACTGATTGTTAACATTACTTTCTTGAGATCTTAAACTAGCTATAGCTCTGTCAGTATTAACAGCTGACTGTAATCTATAAGCTAAATTAGCTCCAGTACTAGTATTAATCTGACTAGCATTATAATTACTAGTAGCTCTATTACGGTTTAAATCTTCAATAGCAGGACTAATATCATATCTACGTCTACGCATCGTATTACTAATACTAGTAGCATAAGGATTATATACTGCATCAACTGTTTCAGGTCTACCAGTAAATAGATTAGACATAACAGGAGTTAAAGAAGCTATCCCTGACAATGCGCTTCCTACTTTATCAAATAATTTATCACGTCTGTCTGCTCTAGTTTCTCTATAACTAATATCATTAGGTGTAGCACTAGGAGACTCTACAGTATCATAGTCTGTATCATATACAGATTCTACTGTTGGAGCGTCATACCAAGTAAACGGTAATTCTGGTTTACCTTCATCAATTAGTCCTGTATTCGTAGAAGTAGAAGTTGCTTTACGTCTACGTGTTGGAGTACTAGTACTTGCTGTAGCTGTAGTTGATGCAGTTGGCACATGATACCATTGATTATTACCAGTTCCCCACTGCACTCCAGCACCCCATTTACGATTAGGGTTATAGATAGCATCTACTATTCTATCTCCTAAACCAGGTTTAATCTCATCACCTAAAGCAGCTGCTTGTATCTACTTAGTCTTAGGTTTAATACCTTTACTTTGTTTAACAGATTCCTACATAGCAAATAACTAATCATGAATCATATTATTATTCATTTCATTTAGTTTTGCTGCATTCTCTGCAAATCTGTCATTATATTTACTTTTCTTCTTTGCCATCATTTTCTCACCAAGTTGTGCAAATGTTTCTTTTCTACCAGGTACTTTAAGTTTATCACTTAGTACTCTACTACCTTCAGGTAAACTAACTAAATTACTATCAGTAGGTTTGTTATTCTCTGGTACTTTACTTATACTTCCATCGGGAGTCTATATTAATTCACCATCATCTACATACGCTAGAGAAGAGGACATTCCTCCATTAGCCATAGTATCTGTATTCATCCCTATCATATCTTCATATGCTTCACTTTGTAGGTAATTAGTACCTTGTACAGCGGCTCTATTACCATAAGCATTCTTCTTAATTGCTGCTCTTTTCCTACGAAGTTTTCTATTACTAAATGCTCCAATTAGACCACTACCAAGACTACCTTCATCATAATCAGTAAAAGAAGTCATTCTAGCCTCTTCACCGGATCTACCTATTAGCCCTATACCTGCTCCTACTGCAGCACCAATTGGACCAGCAACTTGGAAACCAGTAGCTGCACCACTGGCTATGTCACTTACAGATTGTGCAGCAGCTTGCCCCCCTGTAGTAGCGTTAGATTTCTAAAAAGGAGTAGTTAAAGTATTTAATATATCAGGAGCACTTTCAAGCATGTTATTCCCAATTTCTTTGAATTGAGTTCCAAATGCATATGCTGGTACTTTTGTTTTCTTTTTACTTTTCATATCAAATTAATGAATTTCTGTATGTTGTTGTAATCTATGGTATTTCAAAAGTATGATCTATATCAGAATCTAACTCATAATCGCATATCATATACTTACCTCTTAACCTAGCAGGTAACGATAACGCATCTTCATTCTTATCTGCTCTAGGTATAGGGAATCTAAATGTATCTTCTCTATAATCGGTTATTATATGTTGTTCAGGAGTAATAACATTACCTTCTTCATCAAGTTCTTCTTCAGTATGCTCTCTAATAGCTTCTTGATGTTTGGTACTGAATTTCATATAATCTATGATATCGTCCTTAATAGACTCTTGATTACCATCTCTAAACTCTCCTTGTAATCTAACATTATCAAATACTTTAGTATAAGGAGCATTCTTATTAATAACTATTTCTAATTTAGCTTTTCTATCTAAAGGAGTTAACCCTATTACTCCAGTATCATGTATAGTATGCAATTCATTGTCTTTTATTGCTACTACTCTATCAGAAATAGGTAACGACCATTTAGGATTAAATGTATAGAAAGATGTAAATCTACCTAACTATTCATTAAATACCAATGGCTTATTAAGTACATTGAACCATACTTCATTATACTTTTTATCAAACAAAGACACACATTTAGTTCTATCTTCTTTAATATTTTTATTAAAGTAAGATTGTACCTATTTCTCTTTAGATATCTGACTTACTTGACCAGTATAAGAACACAGTTCATTCTTATCATAATCATACCAGTATAATACATTATCTGAATTAATTATACTTTTATCATTCTTAATAGACGATCCATTAGTAGTAGTCACATAGTCAAATCTACTTAATATACCACCGGTACCTAATACTAACTGATTTACATTATCGTCAGTAATAAGGGATCTTTCATTTACAGAGGCTATTCCTACTCCAGTATCTTGGAAATAGAATAGTCTATCTTTGAATACTTTTAGATTGGTTATGTCTCCCCACTGATTATCTACATCTAAGTAATCAGCTACTTTGAATTTAGACCACTAATCTATTACTTCATTATTAGTCTTAGCCTATGAAGTTAATATTCTATTAGTATATCTTACATCTTTATCGGCATACATAGAATTAGGTACATACAATTTACCAGTATTCTATGCAGAATAAACAGAATTATATACAAAATAAGGAAGATCTTGTACGTGTATATCCTACATCTAAGTGGGCTCTAATTGCAACCAAGAGTCTGCAAAGTTTGAGCTAGTTACGGTTCTATGAATCTAATCTCCGTGGAACAAATTCATATTAATAGAACTTTCAAATGGTATATAAGCCCCTATATAATTCTTCATTCCATCCCATTCTTTAGCGTCAGGTAATTGGAATAGCATAGTATTAGGATAATCTAATAAGCTTAGATAAGTATCTCCTCCAAATACATATTTACTATCATGTGCTGCTATACTTATGTATACAGAATTCTGTCTAGATGAGAATGTGTTACCACCATATATAGAATTACCATCACGTTTAACATTAAATACAGGAATAGCATTAGTAGAATCAAAAGGATGAAGTTCTGGATATTTACTAGTAGGTACGCTATTAAATCCAGAGAATACATTCTATAATTCTGGTACATGGGCTATAATACACGGACCAGCTGGGCCTTGTAATGATTGATTATCATTATGAATAAAATCGGACATAGAGTAATTAGTATAAGTTCTATTACCAACATTTATTCTTTTAGCTACTACATCTGGAGCTCCATACATGTTATAGTCTATGTTAGGTGGATATTTAGCATCTTCAATATATGATGTAGATTGAGATTGCCCAAATGTTGGAACGAAATATTTAGCTATTGATGCTCCACGGTATACCTTATTACCTCTACTATCTTGATAAGGGAATCCTACAGCTAATACATTAAGACCCCATCTACTACCATAACCTACATATGGCACAGTATCTTGCTGCAATACTCTACCATCTATCTGAGTAACGTAATCCGCCGCAGCAAATATACTACGACTTACACTATTACCAATAGTATTACCATTTACATAGTTATCTTTAAAATCATCAAACTTGCTATCATTTACTTTACCACCTACAAATGGAGAATAGTATGAGCCTATACCATCTAAGTACACACTTCCTTCAAACAGTTTAGTTGCATCATCACCCTGTACACATATTTCTGGAGATACTAAACGTATATAATCATTTACTCTCATAGTAAGAGAGAAATTACCGATATCTTCCGCTGTACCTGTTGATATTGCCAATTGTTCACCAATCAAACTACAGAAGAAAGGAGTAGGTCTCATCTCCAAACTACTATCTAATTCAGATCCCTATCCTACATATTTATCCTGCTCTTGAATTCTATACTCATATACGTAGCTACCTACTGTTTGCATAACTACAGTTCTGTCACGTTCAGTTCTATCACAACGAACTATCTCGTAACTTACTGCGCCTATAGGCATTTTCTTTACTTTAAATTCTACACCCAAAGCATTACCTATAAGAGTATTATTTTCATATCTAAATGGAGGCATTTGTGAAGCATGAGGCATTCTAATATCCCCTATCCAGAGTACAGGAGAAGCTACCGATTTATCATTGTAGAATATTATACCAAATCTATATATCTCATCTCTTTGGTAACCTCTATAATTAGCTGCTATATATGGATCAGCATAGTTAGGTATATATGAATTGTTCTACTGTTCTTTAGTAGGTTGTACTATCTCAGGCATCTTGTCTGTACCTCTATTGATATATCTAGTATTGTTTCTAACAGTAGATACATCCATACTACAAGATTGATCTAATCTAAACTTATCTTGTTTATTACTTAAATTTATATCTGTAGTTATGAATGAATATTCTATATTAATACCATAACCACCTAATTCACCTTCCTTATTGTATATATATACATTCTAGGAATTAGATGCATCCTTTGTATACTTTGTGTTATTAAAAGGATTTATACAGTCATGAGTAATAGGAATGCGTTTTATAGCTTCATCATCTGTTATAGATAGGCGAATGTTATTACTATCTAAACTAGATAATAACTATACGCTTCCTTCTGAATTAGCTCTATATGCTCTAGCATCATAGTCATTACCATCTTCATCTTCTGGTATCCAAGTATTCTCTGTTATATTAGCAGCAAATAACCTATTCTGCATCTTAGCAAGAGTCTGTGCTATAAACTAATAACCAGTCATAGCATTGAACTCATCTACAGATATATCACTCAGAGTAGAGCCGTAATCTACATATTGTATATCCGTTTGACCATCTGGAATATCTATTTCATCTACTATACTAATAACAGGAGTAGAGTTATTCTGTTCATAAAATAGACGTATTACTCTTAACTTATTGAAATCCTAAAGAGATAATTCAGTAGATAACATTACTGATTTGTTAGATGATTTATTCAAGCCAGTACCTTTATATTCAGAACTACCTTGGCTAGTTACACTATTTGTTAAGTGAATTAGCTCGCTCATTGGAGAAGTAACAGTTTCAGTGCCATGCACATTAAATAATTGATAACAATACGTTACCATTCCAGCTTTAAGGTTACCTTCGGATAACCAACGGAATTTAAACGGCAATAAACTTACTACTGGAGTTATTTCTAATGAACCAGGATTGATTATATTCCCATTCTCATCTATAAGATTAGAATTGTCTATATACTTATTACTCATTATGTTAACAATCTTAATAGGACTGTTTCCATCAGTAAAGTATATCTTTATATTAGTATCTGATTCATAGTTACCTACAATACTTAGTGTAGGATTTTTAGATAAATTTTCACATAATCCTAAAGCTCCTTTACATACTAACTTGATTTGAGGCATGTTGGTATCGAACCCCATTAATCTGTATATCTTATTAATGTTATCAGATGTTTTAGTTATTACTACTGCAATATCATTTATAGTAGTAGTACCTATTATTGTCTCATCTTTAGGTATAATAGTATCGTATCTTCTAGGATTCTCTATACTTTGTAATACTCCTGTAGTTCCTCCATCATTAGTGATAACACGAACATCCTCAGCATATCTATACTGAGTATCCGGTATCAAATTTACGTCCTAGTCCATATTAAGACCACCCGTAAATGTATTAACTTGTGCAGTATTACTTATCATAATCTATTCTAATTATAAATATTTTGTTCATCTCCACTAGTAGAAAAGAACATACTATGATCATTAATTTCAGGGTATAATTTAGTATAGATATTACTAATAGTTTCTAAATCGTCTACAGTGGGCATCATAGCTTCTGCATATGCCTACTTACGATAGAAGTTATATGAATTACGTATATCGTAGTAATCTCCTTGGCTTATCTAACCTTTTAACTTTTTAGGATACATTAACTTCATAGTAACATACCAGTATATAGCTTCTTTATAAGACTCTAAATCTGGTATCATTGGCATACTGTCTTCATCGGTATATATAGCATAATAGGATATTTTAACAAATCCTCTAGGCATACATGTATTAATATAACCAGGTTTAGTAGTATATTGTAATTCATTACTAAACATAGTACCATCCCTATGATCTACTACTCCAGGAACAAATTTACCATTTACTGTACCTACTGTCCATTGATTAAGTAATATACTTAATGTTTGCCGTAAGTTAGTGTCTTCATTTAACTTTTCTAATGCTTCTCTATCAGTATTTAAATTGAACATATTCTTTACTAATGGAAACATTGCAGTATCTGGAATTAACATACAAGGTTCATTACTACATTCACGGTCGTGGAATACACCAAAACTAGAAGTAGCTTTCCTCATAGGTAACCATCCTCCTCCATTACAGAATGAAAATGCCACTTGACCTAATTTATATAAATCACAAGGTAAAGCAACCTAATGGCATTCTATTGGTAATATAGCTACCTTATGCTCATACTATTGTACAGCTCCTATCTTAAGTATTCCTTCCATAATCCATTCTCGGATATCAGTAATTCTAATCTAGTCTTCTTTAAGATCCAAATCAGCTATTACTTTAGCAACTACAGATGCAGAGCTAATCATTCGATTGTTTATCATTTTTCAGGATAATCTTTTAATCTATTAAAAATTATTTTAGCTAACTCTCGTTTATTATCTCGACATGCTATAAATTGATATTTACCTTTATTAGTTAGTAAGCATCCTTGTTTAGACCAGAAGAATCTGTACTTCCATCCATTACTATGCTCGTTAAGTAAATATACTGGTTTACCTATTTCTTTAGTAGCTTTCCAATCCCATCTAAGGCTTTTGCCTGAATACTCTTTAGGTTGATGCTTTATGATTTGCAAAGTACCTAATCTGCATGGTAACTTTACTTCCTTACATTCATACATTATTTCGTTTTTAATGTATTTAAAGTAATCAGTAACTATAGCTTTAAAAGTCTTTAAATCTACATCATACTAAGTATTAGGTTCTATATACTCCTTATAGCTTATGTAATAATCGGCAATAGTATAGCACTTTCTCTAATATTTTAATCTCTCTCTCATTTATTATTAACTCTATTCTGCGTATCATCATGTGCATCATTACTATCATCGCTAGGCATAGTAATCATAACAGATAATTCTCTTTGCATTATCATTTGTGTTATTACTGGTATCATTGCAGACGGTATAGGAAACTCACCATCTGGATCAAAACAAGCATTAAGTTCTGTAGGATCTTCAGCTATTACATCTACACTGATATACTCTAGCTGATTAGAATCCCCATCTACATATATCCTATTATTCTTAACCCATGCAATATAGTCTTTACATGTAGCTTTTCTATACTTCTATAATTTAGCTTTAGTACGACTACCTATCTAAATTATATTACCAAACATATCACGTACATTTATTACTCCAGGTCTATAGTTAAAGTCTATTAACTTAGGGAGTTCTTTATCTCCTACATAAGTAAAGTAACCTGGTACAGTTTCTTCACGATCTAAGTGAATAGGTTCTATAGTAGTAAGATATAATTCATTTATATCTCTTCCTTTATCTATGTCCTATTTAATTAACATAGCTCTGTAACCTATAATCCACTTTTCAATTTGTGCTCTACTTAAATGCTCAGACTCTGCAATATTATTATTACGAGCAATAAGTAGAATATTATCAATTAACTAGTTAAGTGTCATATCTTATTTCTAATAACGTTATAAAGCTTAAAACGCATTTTAAGGCGTTTAGAGACACTTTACGTATTGTAGCTTACAATCCCTTACCTTAACTAATAGCGTTTATTACACAAGCTTAAAACAAAAAAAGGTTGATCTTATTGACCAACCTTATCCATAGCATTCTTCATATCCTAAGGGAGCATTTCCTTCATAGGTGGTGGAACCATCTAATTAGCTTTCCTTATTATATTCTTCAACTCACTAACTTCTTTCTATAGTTCTAATATTTTATCATTCTCTCTAGCTGGTTCATTATCTACTCCCAACTTATCTAATAATACTTGACACTTGGCCATTTCTTCATCGCATTTAGCTATTGCCTCTTTTCTCTACTTATACGTATTATATTGATTACGTACTATATTTATAATTTCTTGTTTATCAGTAGATATAGTAAGACCTATAGAATTATCTGTTATAACTGACTTATTCTCAGGTATAGTGAACTTTTTAGTTTCTCCATTGCACTATATAGTTATATCTACTAATTTCTTTCTGGGTTGATTAGGCATAGGGAACTACCCTGGTGGTAGTGGCTCATCATATATTGAACTTACTTGAGTAACAGAACCTTCATTATACTCAGTAGTCTTTTTGAATGTACCAACTACTTCTATTATATATACCTTGTCACCTATATTTAATTGATTGAATAACATAATAAGTTAGTTTTATAAGGGCTCAATTAAGAGCCCTTTTGTTTATTATTACGCACTTGGTGCGGTTATATTTGCAGGATAAGCATTCACTAACTAATAGACATTATTACATTTATTATAATATATTAAATATCTAAAGTTTAGTTGTAGGTTACCTGCTTGTACATCTTCTTGTAAAGCGTTGCGAAGCATAGATTGATTATTATTTTCACTGTTACCATCTGATAAACCTACTGGTAATGAAGCGCTAGCTTCAGCAGAAGACTGTCTTACATCCAGAAAGAACAATCCTTCGTTTGGCAAACTTCTATACTCTTGATAGTTAACATCATATCTTACTTCAGTAGAAGTAGCTACTACTCCAGTAGTTTTGAGTACTGGAATACCAGATATAGTATTTAATCTTCTACGACGCCTTCCAAATAAAAACGGACCCCAAAACGGGAATAACGGTTGTACATTATAGAAAGGATACATAATTACCTCCTTTCTTTATTAGCAACCACAACCACAGCCACTGTTATAACCTACGCCATTAAAAGCTGCGTCACCAGCATAAGCTCCCATAGCAGCAGCTCTAAATATCTCAGGATTATAGCATGACAATTGCGGGTAAGGAACGCTTACTGTATTAGGTAATTTACATTTAATACCATCCACATCTGACTGTAAAGAGTTCAATTTAGTTACAATCGGAGCAGTAGCAGAGCTAATCATATTACCAAAAGTAGCTGTCTGATGTTCTTGACTTAACTGAGTAAGCAGTGTGGAATTTCTCTCACGTAAACTGTCAATCTTATCAAGTAATGCCTGATTCTGCATAGCATCTAACTTAGCAATTATAGATTGAGTATTAGCAGCGCCACTATCGCGAAGAGCTAAAGTATTGCTGTTCATAGTATTAACTAAGTTGTTAGTCTGATTGCATACAGACAGCTGGTTTTCATAACCCATCTTAGTAATATTGTTATTTACAGCATCAATAGATCTCTGAGTAGTGCAGCAGCAGTTAGCCAACTCAGAAGCAAGAGTTGCATTACCAGAAGTAATAGCATTAATTACTTCACAGCTAGACAATTTAGTATCACAAGAAATCTGACTTACACCAGAATTGATAGTATTAAGAGCTGTCTAAACAGCATTAATATCACAATTCAAAGTATTAGACAGTGAGCTTATAGCTTCCTTATTGCCATTAATAGCTTGCATTAACAGGCTGGTATTAGCATCAGTATTCAGCTGAGAAGCTAAACGACCTGCGTCATTACCTCCACGACCGAAACCGTTACCACCAAAACCACCCCAGCAGAAGAAGATCAAAATGATCCAAATCCACCACCAACCGCCGTTTCCACCGAAACCACCGTTGTTCATCATAGCCATCAAAGCAGCCGGATCCATACCTTTATTAGCGTTTTGCATTAGAGCAGCAAGACCAGCGTCAATACCGCGATCCTGCACAATAATTCTATCTTCTAACATAATTGATTTAATTTAAAAATTGATTTTTATTAATATCTAACGTAGCGAACTGCTTTGCCACGTCCATATTCTGAATAAGGTTCGTACTCTTTTTCTCTTTCGAGCATACGTTCGTAATCGTCTTCATAGTCTCTAGCTCTGCTAGTAGAATATACTCTACGACCACCACGCATCATACCACCTCTTCTACCACCTCTACGGAATAAGCCTATGCGTTCAAACTCGTCATCATCGTCATCTTCGTATTTGTCACGCTTTTCAACTTCTTCCTCATAGCATTCCATTTCAGCTTGTCTGATCTTATCACACATAACGTAAATATAGTAATACCACATCTTACCTTCATCAATGTCTTTATCATTGATCCAAGCTTTTGCCAATTCAACAAAATGCTTAGTGCTATTAGAATTAGTCATACTTATAATTACTTTATAGTAATCAGAATAAACCATGTTAAGTGCTACGAACCAATCATAACGGTTAAATCTGCTACCCAGATTTATTCCGTACTGACTGGCTAATGCGGTAGTTTCTTCTACAGACCAATGCGGTCCACGAGTACCATCCTCATTTTCCATTTTACTTACAGCTTTACGGGCATGTTCCTCATTGAAGTGAGGACCGTGTTCTGCTTCGTAAGCCTTTACACGAAATATTCTATGCATATTATTATTGATTAATATTATTGAATATATTGATTATCATTTTGGTAACTCAATTACACGAGTATCAGTTACCTTGATTATTGGGTTACTGTTAACTATCTGATATTTTTTGGTACGTATACGTTTCCAATCAAAGTGCAAGAACCTAATAAAGCCGTTACGGTACTTATTCTTGTATTCTTTCTTCTCTTCTACAAACAGAATCTATTGATTCTTAATATCTAATGTGGCTTTAAGGATTGAATCCTTTCTACTAACTATGATAGTTGTTAATGGATTAATTTTAAGTTCTTCGTCAAAATCTATTAACTTATGTTTTATAATAGTTCTAACTGAATCTTTAATCTCGGTATTGATTACATTTATATTAGTTAGGTTCTTGTCTTTGATTTTAAGCTTTTTCTAAGCATCCTTGGTTTCTTTTAATAAACTATCATTACTAGTATTTAGTTCTTCTATAGTAAGCTATAGTACTCTGTTTAACTATTCTTTCTAGGATGCTAGTTGTTCATAAGCTCTAACATTGTTAGTTATTCTGTCAATCTCTTTATTCTTTTTCTGTAGCTAATGGTTCTAAACAAAAACAGTCGCAATAAGTAAACTAACTAAACCTACTGCGACTGCTCTGAAATTCCTTGTAAACCAATTAACTATCTAATTCAGTATTGGAATCATCTGGTAATTCTTTATCTAATGGTATATCTAAATATTTCTCTCCTTTTGCTTTTATAACCTTCTTGAGGATTTTCCATATCTTCCATTGAGGATATAAGTCGCTAAATGATTCTAGTAACGACCAAAACTCAACTAAGGCTATCATTCCTGCTACTATTTCTACAGCATGCAGGTTAATAGAGGTTACTACCAGCTAATCTATTATTGACGCACTAGTTATTGCTACTGCTGCATCTCTAGTCTTCCATATAGTTTTCCATGCTTTATGTGATTCAATCTTAGGATGCCCATATTTTTTAGAGACTTTATAACCATAGATAGCATCAAGTAGTATCAATGCACCGACAGCAGTGATAGGAACCCATACAGGCGCGAATATAGAAAGTAGCCCAGTTATAACAGAAGCTACGCATTTATCCGCACTACTGAACATGTTCTTAAATATTGACATAGTATGTTCTCCTAATTGTTGGTAATTCATAGATAGTAGCTGATAATAAAAATCAAATAAAGCCCTAACAGATTAAAAGGGGAGTAAAATCTGATAGGGCTCGAAATTCCGTTTGAGATTATAACTATATAACGATAAGGTTTATTTAAAGTTTCTATTTTGAAAATCTTCTTGCATAAACTAATAGCTCTTTATAGCGTAATATCTTCTTTAATAAATTGATACCATTACAATGTTTAAGCCAACCTATATAACTACACATTTCTTGTTTGTAATCTTCTACTGTAATGTGCTTCTTTCTACCTAATCTAGCAGCTTTCCTGCACATACTACGCTTAATGTTCTTTCTTACTAAGGTATAGTCATGCCTTATTACATAACCTACAAATGATATTCCTCTATCTTCCACTTTAAATATCTGATAGTTATCTTTAAAAGATAATTTTAAAGTGGCTATATACTACTTCATTTCTTCAAATAAACTCCATAGGTATTCTTTATTATTATGCAATATTACTATATCATCTGCATATCTGAAATAATATTTAACCTATTTATCTTCTTTAAGCCAATGGTCAAAGTAAGTAAGATATAGATTAGCGAAGAACTAAGATAAGTAATTACCAATAGGCACACCTTCTGCTGAATCTATTATTTCATCTAATAGCTGTAATAACTTCCAATCTTTTATCTTCTTTCTTATTATGCTTTTTAATACTTCATGATCTATACTAGGATAGAACTTTCTGATATCTAGCTTAAGACAATAAGTAGTATTATCTACATCTTTTAAAGCTTCTTTAACATTATGTAATGCTTCATGAATACCTCTGTGTTTAATACAGCTATAAGTGTCTTTAATAAAGATAGATACCCATATAGGTTCCATTATATTCATTACAGCATGATGTACTATTCTATCTGGATAATAAGGTAATCTGAATATTAATCTTTCTTTAGGTTCTCTAATTATAAATGTATTATATTCAGAAGTTTTATATGTACTGTTAATTAAATCCTGCTATAATTTTTTAAGTAATTCTTCTTTATTCTAGTCAAACTCTTTGATATCTTTTCTACTAGATTTATTTCTTCTAGCTTTCTTATCTGCTAAATATAAGTTGTCTAAGCTAACAATCTTATCGAATAAATTATTATATCTCTTCATAAATAATATTTTCTGAAATACCTTCACGCATCTTCACTTTCGTTACCAATGCGTTTAAGAAGCATGTCATATTTTACCGAGAGGTAAGGTTCAGCCCTTGATTTTTTGTCAGTTTATAATTTTTTTACGTATTTCAGTGTCCTGACATTAGCATTAGAATTACCTAACTCATTGTTAGAATTCAAATTGAACAAACCTGCATTAGACTCATTGTCTGAGTTACTGCTGATTTACTCACGACTGCAACCTTTTATTGGTTAATTAAAACCAGTTTTCTTCAGATTCTATAGAATCCAATTGTTCATAATCCTCATCATTTAACTCTAATGTAGCTGGAGCAGCTGGCAATGCCGGTTCACCATAGAAGGTAATTCGAGTCCCGACATAAGCATTAGAAATACCCAACCCATCGTTAGAAGACAAAGAGAACAAACCCGCAGAAGACCCAATGCCCGAGCGACCGCCGAGCAGAAGAGTTCTAGGTGTAGCTGTAGCATTAGTCCAGTGATAATCACAATAATAGGTTGTAGCGCTAGCTCCATTTCCTACTACAGCTGGGAATAGATCTGCCTAATTATTATTAACGAGTTTTTTTACATATTGACTAGTAATTGTACTTTCTTTAAAGTCTTGTAACTCATAACCTGCTGCAATTAACTGTTCTGCAGTAGGATTATCACCTCCTTCAAATGTACCAAACTTAGTATAATCTTTGCAAATATATACACTATTATCAGTACCAGCAACTACTACATCAATTACATTCTTCCATACATGACCAAATGGATTCTCAATACCACGGTATCTAGGAACATTAACTACCTTAGTACCAGTAGATGTACCCTCTGCATTAGTATTAGTATGTGTATATTCGATTATACCAGTACCATTACCTAATGATTTAGTAGTACCACTAGGTACAAAAGAATATGTAGTAGCTCCATTTACAGTTACAGTTCCTGTAGTTACTCCATCACCTAAACCACCTTGATGATAACCTTCTGCAGTTAAGCTAGCATTAAATGCTTTCTGACTATTCAGAGTAGCATATTCTACTACGAATAACCAAGTAATATCTCTGTGAGCGTCATAAGTATAGATATTCCAGTTGTTGGTACGATTACTTCCTCTAGCAAAGGTTTGGAATTGATTTCTAGTTTCATTTACTATAGGTTTCAGTTTAGATGCTGAAACAGCAATCGATCTAAGCGTATTCTGTGTATCCGCACTACCTGTATTAATAACACCTTCATACGCTCCAATATATTTCTTTTCTACTTTGGTATAACCAGGGAGATTGTATTCACTCATACGAATTTCAACCGTATTGTCTGGAGTAGCCACTAATAATCTATAATGTTCTGGTATTTCTACCATAATTTCAGGAGCCATACCTTTACTGTCATCAGTTATAGTAACGCCATCTTCCCACTTATTCCAGTCATCTGCTTTTAAATACCTCTTAGTATTGTCATCATTATTAATAGTACAACCTCTCATCTTACTCTGGATAGGAAGTGTTTTATGCATTTCCATATTACCAGTACGTACACCATCAGGACTAGAACTATTAGCTAAGTCAAACTTAACACCATACCACAGTTCGTTTTCATTTCTACTAAGCTTACCAATCTCTTCATCAAGAGTAACTGCAGCACTTATAGCACTAGGACTATCTGCTAAGTAATTAGTACTTGATAAGTCAGGCATTTCATTAGCTTCAGTTAAACCTACTTTATCATTTACTTTAAGTATAGTACTTCTAAGCTCTGTAATATCTTGATTTAAAGCTGTCTCTAAACTGTCAATATTGCCTTGAAGTTCTGTATCCTTAGCTTTGAGTTCTTTCACTGCATTCTCTCTTGCAACTTTTTCATCATTGATTGCATCAGGAAGAGTTTCATTAATGGCTAACTTCTCAGCACCAGTCATTAAACCAGCGACAGTATTAGTAGCAGGAGTAATAGTAATATCAGCTAAAGTAGACTGTACATATTTACCTCCACTCTTTTCTACTCCAGTAAGACTGATAGTAATGTTATTAATATCTGACTGGTCTAACTGGAATGTACTTAATAAATTATCTGGCATAGAGTTAACTACATTCTCCATAGCTTTACCCTTACCGCCATCATAAGCAGTACCAGTAATATCACCAATGATAATAGCATTAGAATCGATGTGTACCCATTGTGAACCAGACCATCTAAATTGATAGCTTACTTCACCAGGAGTTACATTAACATATATTTTATCTCTCTCACCTACTATAGGAGTTTCATGTTCAGCATCTGCATATAACTGTATATTCTAAAGTACTCCAGTAGGAGATACAGTATAAGTAGCATATGCATCCATCACATCATCAACATATGAAGGCAATTGACTAGCAGGTACTTTACCATTACCATCAAGTTCAGCAAGACCGTTAGGTTGGCCTTTTAATGCTTTGAAGTCCTATAAGTCTTCATTCACATCATCAATCTTAGTATCCAGTCTATCTACTTGAGCTTTTACAGCAGCATCACCTTTATTAATAGCATCTACTATACTAGTACCTTTAAAGTAGTTATTGCTACTATTATCAGGTAAAGATATAATGTCACTATTCTTATCATAGTTTAAACCAACAGATTGAACAATCTCTTTAATATGAGTCCATTGGTCTACATTAGCATCTCTATTCAGTGGTATCCATTTCTTAAGATCAGGACTATATGACTTAATAACATTACCTGTACTATCTGTTGCTAAGTCAATCCAGTAAGAAACCTCTTTAGGATTTGGAGCATACTTAGATGCTATGAAATTAGGATTTTCTTGTTTAACCATATTTGCAAATATTTAATAATTAAATAATCTCCTGTTCTGGAGTATTGTATTCTTTCTATCTCGTATATTCATCATTGAAATATACAATATTGTTTTCATTATGTTATTGGATTTAATGCTACAACTTGACCAGCTTCAGTCTTATCAAAGTAATTAACTACAGCAAATTCCTCATCTGCTGCCTAACCGTCTCTACTGCTTACATAACTCCTAATAAACTGCTGACCTCTCTTTTCACTATTACCCGCTACATATCCATATCTGAATGCAGTACTTATACTATCATTGTATATAGTGCCATTCTCATTCATAGCGATTACTTTAATCTATCCTTCCTCAGTCATAGTATCGGTATTCAGACATCTAACAGATCCTATTATTATATCTCCGTCTACATTAGTCTAATCATTCCATGTCTTATACTATTTACCATTAAATGTAACATAACCATTAACGGAAGTACTTAAATTACCTTTATGTGTAAAGTCTCTCTATATCGTTAAATTGGGCATACCTTCTACGCTATCATCTACAGGATTAATTTTATACCATCTATCAACGTATTTAACAGCTTCTCCAACCCATATTTTATTAGGCATACCTTCTTCAGACACCCAACCATCTTTATCAGCGAATACAAATGATTGACCTGTTACTCCCATATCACTACCCTTCATTTGATATGCTTTTACTATAACTCCTCCTTTATAAGCAGTACATTCAACAGTCACAATACCGTCATTTTTATTTCCAAACCAGTTTCCTCTAAGCTATACAATTAACTATTCCGGCATAGTTAAACTAGGATCATTAGTATATACATCTTGTATGGATTTAATGTCTACCATTACACACTCTGCTCCAGATTGAGTGTTATCGCCTCCCCAGTATAAAAACGGTTGAGTTCTATTTTCAGACGAACCCCAACTCCATCCTACTATTTCACTAGGGATACTAGGAGCGTTAGTGATGTTAGTACCGGTATCAAAATCTCTACCGTTAGAATCAGTCCATATGAATCTCAACTATATACTATTGAAATCATAGAAGTAAGCTACATCATCCCTAGTAGGCCATATATGATTTACTCCATCAAATACATCAGATATATTAGTATTGCCTACAGTTCTCTTTTGTAGGGGAACTGCTCGTCCCCCTGCTATACCTAACTCTAACATTATGCGCTCTCCTCATCAATAATATTATAAGTCATACCTGCTACTTTAGTAAGCTAATTATATTCAGCTTCAGTACCAGTCCATATAGGTAATGATATCTTACCGTTATTAGCACTAGGTAATGCTAAAGTAACACCAGTACCTTTGTTCATTGCCTGTTGTACCGGATCTAATACAGATATCTTATTCTCACTAATAAGTTTATTTATTAGCTGAGTGATATACTCTTCATCAAGTAATTCACCAACATTACCAAGATTGTTTTCAATATTAGTAATCTTATTATTGATACTAGTTATACTCTGTTCAATATCATCTATACTAGATTCTAGATTAGTAATTCTGTTGTTAACAGTAGTTATCTTACTATCTAGATTATTTATCTTACTAGTGAGTTCAGATATACTTTGATTAACTTCATTTTTGAAATCACCTATTGAAGATTCTATAGTAGTATCTATGTAGTTCTTAAGTCTATCATCACTAACTACTAAATCAACAATCTAGTTAATAGGAGCTTTAAAGTTCTAATCCTTCTCTGCTATTACCATGTATTCGTTTCCTTCTAGTATGCGCTTAGGATCCAGCTCCAATATCTTTATACCATCACATTTATTCATAACTATTACTCTTTAAAGAACCCACTAGGAGCACTCACTTTATTAAATACAACGCTATCAGTAGTAGCTAATGACAATTGAGCTCTAGTAACTACATGAGGATTATCTCTTCTAGCAGCACGAGTATCAATAGCATTCTATGCATTAGTAATCAATTGTTTAAGCTCATTAATCTGAGATTGCAAATTATTATCTGCATTAGTTCTATTCTAAATCTCTTGATTAATTAACTCGGTAAGATCAGTAACTTTACCATCTACATAAGTCTTAAGTTCATTCTTAGCTTTAATAATCTCACTATTTACGTAGCTTCTTAAATCACTAATCTATTGGTCAATCTTACTATCTAACTCTTGAATATTCTGAGTTAATTCAGTAATCTTCTGTTGAATAGAACTTAAATCACTACCTACTATATTAGTTATATCTTGACGAATATCTTCAATATTAGAATTGATATTAGTAATATCTTGGTTTATATCATCAATGTTGTTATTAATATTTGTAATATCCTACTTGATATTATTAACATCGCCTTTGATATCATTAATCTCATTTCTAATATCATTAATCTGAGTAGTTAACTCTTCTACTTTCTAATTAATATACTACCACAGTCTATTAACTTCTTCTTTCAGTTCATCTTTAAACTCAGCTAATTCATTTCTGATTTCAGTTATAGCTTCATTAATAAACTGTTCTATCTAATCAAGAGCTCTATTAATATAATCAATGATAGCATCTACTTGCTTATCATTCAGATCTAGCATCTCCCATGTATTAGTATCATTACGATAATACCTAATACAACCACCATAGTAATTAGAGGTAACGTCAATCCAATAATCTACTTCTAGAGGATTAGGCTACGTATCTGATGCTCTAAATCTAACTATCTCTCTCTGTAACATATATTATGCTTTAAATGTTGTTATTTTGTCTTCTGTTCCATCATCATATACATCAATATGAACCCAGGTAACATCTTCCTCTAAACGTACTTTACATGGTAATAACAAAGGTTTAGCCTTTATTATCTCTCTTACTTCTTCTGCAGTCTTACCTTCACAAGTAAAGTCAATAGCATTACCTGTTACATGTGCAGATACATATACGCTCTTCTTACCTTTTACTAAAGGACACATATTACAACGCATACCTCTTTGATGCATATTACCAATATTGATATGCATTGGCATTCGTAAAATATCAGTACGTAGACACAGTAATACATGTAGTAGCTATGTACTTAAGAACATCCATGACTATTCTCCAAATCTACTATATATGTGATTACATACTAATTCCTTTACGTCAAAGTAAGGTTTAAGTTGTTTAATTATTTCTTCTCTCGGCATCATTGTTATTCATCATTAGAGCATCACCAACTAGATTGGCTGCTACGTTCATACCAAATTGTTTAGTATCGTTATCTATCTCACTTACCTTTACGTTGATTTGAAGGAGCAGAAGATATATCTGCTCCAACAATTCTCTATCTGTCATATGTGCTAAGTATGGATTCATTATCTTGCAAATATTACTGTAGCTGTTATTTCTTTGTATGAAGGGGATGTTCTAGTTATAGTAGCCTATACTTCCTAATACGAAGAGGTAGTGTCACTTATTGTTATAGTAGTCTGACCTGCACTTCCGCTAGTTGGAGATACAGTACTATAGATAGTACCTTGTCCAATACGTGCTGTCCACGGTGAGGAACTATTTACTACTGCAGTAGCACTATTGCCACTGACCGTCTAACTAGAAGGTGTTACTGTAAATGTATCAGTTACCCCCCCCTAGCCCGCTTGAGTTACGGTAACGGTTACACTACTCTTCTCATTACTTAACACAAAGGTACCAGTTCTTTCAGAAGAGGATGTATTACTATTTACAGTTATACTAGTCACATTAGTAGTACTAGTACCAAGAGGAGCAAACCAGTCTGTATTAGACGAATATACATAATCTACTGATTCTTCAGTTACACTACCATCAGAATGTAATACAGTTTTATAAGAATTAACACTGAAATTAACCTGCTATATCGCGTAAGATATATTTATCTTAGAAGGATTAACGCCAATACTGTATGTAGGACTATATTCTAGCTAATTTATATATATGTAACATTTTAAACCGGATTCAGCTTGTGTCAATGTAATAGTACCAGATCTAGGTAAACCGCTTGTATTGTGTGCTACAGTGTAACTACTACCGTTTACTGTTATCCAGCTTACGTTAGTTGAGAAACTAACATTATCAAATAATTCTCCGTTCTTTTTACTTCGATAAGCATAATCTCCTGACCAGTTAGTAGTTTTTGCTGGTACATTATTAAATGTGATACTCGTCTTACCAGAATATTCCTCATTAGACTTTCTGATTTCAAGAGAGTATGTATTTGCAGGCTTAGCAGCTTGACTAACATTAATTTCTAGAGTATTATTACTACCCGATTGTGTTAATACAATAGTGCCACTTCTTGCAGATCCACTATTATCGGATGCACTGATAGTAACTTTACTACTAGTAGTAGAAGTAGTTATCCAACTAGGCTTACTAGACACACTCCAAGATTGACTACTACCATTCTTAGTAGATACTACTGGTATATTAGCAGCAGTTCCATTAGTAGAGAAATCCCACGGGAAGCTTGCGCTAACATCTGAGGTACTACCATCTTCCCAAGTAAATACATAATTATCTGCAGGTGGTACATAACCGCTTTGTGATATTGTAGCATAATCTCTTTTTCCAGATTCACTCTATGTAAAGTACACATTTGCAGATCTAGAAGATGTAGATGAATTAGAACTTATAGTAAATCTACCATTACTATATGTAGCCCATGAAGGTAATGTACTACTATCTATACTATATCCTAAACTGATCTGATTACCATCTACCAACTTATATGAAGTAAAGCCTATATCTCCTGTACCACCACTAGCTCCAACATTAACTTGCCATGGACTAATTGTAAATACATACTCAATAGTAGGTTCAGCGCCTGCTTGAGTAACTGTACAAGTAGCTGACTTGCCACCATGAGTTGCTTTAATAGTAGCAGTTCTACTAGATGTAGATGTATTCTCTCCTAATGTTAAAGTACTAGGTGAAGAAGTACTGCTAAGACTACCTAAGTTAGTAGACAGTGTAGGATTGCCTGTTTCTTCAGTAACATCTCCACTAGCCCAATATACAGTTCTCTTAGCACTAGCTGTAATAGTAGAAGTACCGCCACTGCTAGATACACTAGTGGGACTAGCTGATACAGATATAGTCCATTCACCATATGAACTAACATCATCTCCATCCTGTGACAAACTAATAGTAACTGTCTTATTAGATTCATTCTGAGTTATAGTAACTGTACCTGTCCTATTTGAGGTAATTTCATTAGCAGAAGCACTTACTGTAGTTCCACTTAAAGAGAACCCAGTACCAGATATAGTAGTAGACTTTAATGATACATTAGTATCACCACTCTATTCTACTCCGTCTAATACTTTTCTCTTATAAGAACTAACAGTGAAAGACTTACTACCACCGCCAGCTCCAAATGACATACTAGTAGGAGATACTGTTAAATAGTAATTCCAAGTCTCTACTTTCTTACGTATATCATCTATCTTTACACATTCATTAGCTCCATAAGTAGAAGCATTATCAATAATGATTAATGAATTAATAGCTAAAATCTAGGTCTTAGTAGGACATTCTGTCCCACTCTTACCTAGACTAAGCTTACTTAATATCATAGAATATGTTGCTATTTCATTACTCATGTTGCTTATTCTTTAAAGTTTCTATTTCAGCTTTAAGCTTTTCAATCTCATCCTTAAGCATCTTAACTCCTTCAATAGCTAATACACCTAACATCTCATACTCTACCTTCTTAACCTTAACATACTCTTCACCATCTTTAGTGAATGATTCAAACTGTTCGGGATTACTTACTTCAGACTTAAGAGTATCACTTTCAGTTACTATGTCCTCAAAACCTAATTCCTCTAAGTCCTATGCTATAGTACCTATTTGCTTCTAATCATTCATTATAAATGATACAGTAGGTATAGAACATATCTAGTCTAGAGTATAGTCTAAAGGTTTAATATCTGATTTTAATCTAGCATCAGATTCTTTGAAGAAACCACCTGCTGCAGATACTTTACCAGAAGATGCTACATTACCACCTATGTAAAGTTTATTATCTCCAGCAATAGATCCAACATTAACCCCGACAATTACTGATCCACCGTTAGCACACATAAGTATATTCTTAGTACTAGCACCAGTAGAAGAATACCTATGGTTTAAATATAGATGGTTAGTATATGAATTTATTTCACTTGTGTGTTCTATATTTATACCTCCAGCTGCGCTAATAATATCATCTCCAGCATATATGGACTATTTAGGAGTTATAGTTACTGTTCTAGTTACTCCAGAAGTAGGCATATCTTCATTGGTAATAGTTTCAACCATGTTTCTATAGTCACTGCTATTACTATAATAAGCGTGTACTACAAAAGATTGGAATTGTCGTATTTGTTTAAACCACAAATAAACCTTACCATTATAGTTAAATACTTTTATATTATTAAACCCAGATCCGTTATTAACTCCAGAATACTATATTATTGAATTTCCTGAATTATAATTATAGAACTATATTACTGTATCAAACGGAGGTGTAGTATAATAGGAATTACCGAATATTCTTACAGTAATCATTGCATCAACACTAGATGCATTTCTTAATTTTACCAAACATCCTTTGTCATAATTATATACCATTTTTGGAGAATAACGCTAATCTAACTCGTTAGCATAGTTACCTTTATGGAGTAATTTATAATGAGTACCTCCATAATAGAAAGTTGCTCCTTCATCTAAACTATCTACTCTACCTAATGATATACACGGATGAGTTGTCAGTTTATCATTATATAAGTATGCACCTAATGAGTTAGTATATCCTACTTCTGCAGTTTCTACTTCGTTATTAACAAACTAGATAAGACCCGTAGTATTAGTACCGCGCAAAGTTAAAGGCTAGCCAGATGAAGTTTGACTTATTGATAATACTCCCGTCATAGTATCCCCAGCTTTTTTTACAAAAGCAGATGGACTAATACCACCAACTGTGTCAGCATTGCCAGCATTAGCTGGCTTACCAACGCTTACAGTCTATGCACTACCCCCAGATGGAGTTACTGTGAAATTACCAGCAGAACCATTAGCAAATGTGTATGTAGTATTAGTATCCTATGCTGGTACGCCTAATGCAGTTATATCAGCTTTAGTTACAGCTGTAACACCAGATATATGACTAGTAGAGTCAGTAGAGAACTTATAGAATCCAGATGCTTTACTAGGTGCAGAACCAGCAGGATGTACATAGTTATTATATGTGGCTCCTTTAGTTAAAGTAAGAGTATCACCACTAATGGATGCAGTAGTAACAGCATTACCAGAACCAGCTACAGTTACTTTACCAACCTTCTTAGCTAATTCTGTATTCATAGTAGACTACAGATTATTAATATTAGTCTGTAACTAAGTATCACCATCCTTTCTAGCTTGTATCTCTACATTCAAATCATTAGTAATCTCAGATGAACTATTCTCAATAAGTTCTTCTAATCTGTCTACTTCAGTAGTTACTCTATTATCTAGATTAGTAATTCTATTAGGTATATTAACGTCTAAGTTCTATTTATCACTAGCAGTCATTACACCAGCCTAAGTTTGATTAGCAGCAGGTATAGTCTATGACTTAGTAATAGGATTCGCATATGAATTACTAGCTGCAGATAAATCAGATTGCTTATAGTTAATAGTTACGCTAGTTGCATTTCTAGATGTTGCATCTACACCAGTAACTAAGTTCTTAGGTAGTGAATCAAGTTTATCACCAGGATTCTATATACTACCAAATTCATTATATAAATCATCTAATCTGCCTTTATCTATCGCAGACATAGCACCCGCATTAGTAGTTGTAGCTGATGGTATATCTATATTATCGTCCTGTAATGGACCATAATTCAAACCATCTTTAGATGTATACTTGTAGTTAATCTTAACTAACTCACCAGTACTAGTAGTAGGAGTAAGGTATGAAGTAAGCTTAGTAGGCATACTATTTAAAGCATCTCTATTAGCTTTACCTTTATCTCCAGGATATGCTGTACTAGGAGTTTCACCTAATGCTAAACTCTGGCTAATCTCTAAGTATTGAGTACCAGTCCATCTATAAGTCAGATTAGTATCCTTAGCTACATATATTTTACCAGTTTCGCCAGTTTGAGGAAATTGATCTTTAGTAGAGAACTCTAATACATCATCTACATAAGATGGTAATTGAGCTGCAGGAACCTTACCAGTTGAGTCTAATTCAGCTAAACCGCCTGGTTGACCTTTAGTACTAATGAACGCATTTAAACTATTAGTAATAGTAGTATCACCCGCTTTTCTATTTTCAATCTCTTTCTGTAAAGCATCTTCTAGTTTATCAGTAACTCCATCAAACTTATTCTCTATACGGTCTATCTCTGCTTCTCTATCAGCAATCTCCTTATCAATCTTATCATCAAGATCGTCTATTCTATTATTTATATTGGAGTCAGCTTCCTTTAGTTCTTCAATCTGCCCAGGTATAGTAGTATTAAGTTCTACATAGTCTTCCTTACTCATTAGACCATCCATAGATGCAGTAGCATTAGCTATACGTATATCCATATAGATGTTGTTACCACTCTTAATAGTGTTCCATGATACACATGGAGTACTATTCTGTCTAAAGGTAATGCCATTGGTTACTAAATCATAAGTAGATGTATTAGTACCGTCTTTAAACTTAATGTTAGTTAATGCTAAATTACCTATATATACATACTGACCATTATCTGTAAGTACTTTAGTACCATCTCCAGTAGTCTTAATAACTGTAGTAGTATACTGTTCCTTACTATAGTTTAATGAACCATCTACAGCAATAGTATCAAATACTACTTGAGATATATTATCTGTATCTTCTTCTTTAATAAAATCGGGAGATTCAATATATATAGTACCACCAACTATAGCTACTTCAGTTGCTAAGTCTAATCCGTTTCTATTAGAGTTAATAGTATAGATAAGCTTACCTTCTTCTATAGCTTGCTTTAATGCGTCATAATCTTCTTGACTTACTTTACCATCAACGATAGTAGGATCAAAGATATACATAGTCATATCTTTAAACTCTATCATTCGGATCTTACCATTTCTTTCACCATCTTGGAATGGAATCATTTCCTATCCTGTGACAGTAGTACGTTCTGAAGCTTGACTAATCTTTAAACCTTTAATTCTTGCTATCATTGTCAATCAAATTATTTTCTTTCTACTATTCTAACAGTACTACACCGTTATCTTCCCATAACCAAGGATCTGCATCCTCTGTTAACAATGCTAATACATAAGGATCATACAATCCTCTAAAGTATCCATTACCACAACCACACTTAATACAATACGGTTTGAGTTTCATAGGTATGCCACTATATAACTGTGGTTTAACCTAATGTAAGTATCTCTTTAGTATTTCAGAATCTATAGGAGTAGTAACACCAGATGTGTTACTAAACTCCAATAAATCTGTCAATTCATTGTATACTATGGTTGCTACAACATCTCTATTGTTCCTAAGTATATTAGTTTTAAGTATAGAGTTTGTTTTACTGTTTATATATTCTTTTGCTTTATCCATAGTAATTATACGTTAGCGTATGTTTTAGTTGTAAGATTGTTTTTTGCAAATATTAAACCTTCTGTTGGGTTTAAATTAGCAGTGTATGTATCGCTTCCTAATACTTTCTATATGTATATACTACCATTTCCAGATATGAGTATCTACGAACCATTACTACATCTAACATATATGTTTCCCTAGTTAGGAGACTAGTCCTAAGTTCCGTATATATCTATTAGATAAAAGTCTGAATCTGTAGATTGAGGTACTCTCAGTCCACTAAAACTATCACCTGCCAATATTACTTTACCGTGAGTACTATCTCCTACATTAAGTTCATTAATTTCTCCAGAAGAATTCCAAGTGATATTACCTTTTGCTAACTATCCACTACCATCAGAATTTAAACCAAACCACTCAGTAAATGGAGTCTGGGCCTGACCCATGCGCATACCAGTTGAATCTAGTTTAAACTAATAATCACTTGTAAGCTAGGATATATTATTTTTCTTTATATATGTACCTACAGTAGACAGCCCACCAGTATTGTTAATCATACTTAATCCGCTACCGTCTAGCGTAAGTTTAGTATCAGATGTAGTTAACTACAACTAACTATTCTCAGAATCAGCAGCTAAGTGTATACCTCCAGCTCCAAAGTAAGCTTCACCATTCTCAAAGTCTAACAAGAAATTAGGTCTAAATGAGTTAGAAGGATTCATAGCGTTTTCAGCACTACTAGCGTCAATTAGTTCATATCTAGAACTGTTCCCCCCACTAGCATCCTTACCTCTTTGTGAGAACATCAGGTTGTTATTAAATACAGCTCCACCTACTAATGAATTAGGTGCAATAAGTAAGTCAGTATAGATAGCTTCAAAGTTTTTTAATGGTCCCCATGCTCCAGAGGTATCTGTTCCTGGCGATTCGTTATTCTACTACGTACCAATCCATGTCATTACGGCTTTTAAAAAGAAATAGTGATTGCCTTCAGTATCTCCTCCAGTATCATATACATATGGGGCAGTTTTTCCATCGTTAATATAAGGAGTACTAGTACTATATATACCCATAGGATATGCTATAGGTTGTGAACCTACTGGATCTGGAGTAATTATACCACCCATAGGATTAGGTTTAGACCATGCAGTTTCCATGTTATCGTCAATAACTCTACACTGAATAAACCATATGTAATTATACTCATCACCTTTAGTAAGCTCAGGAACATCCGTAGACCAACCTGTAGGGTTTCTCTTCCATTTCATAGTATCATTCCAAGCCTCACCAGTATAAGTAGTTTCAGTGCCTTTACAGTATCTAACTTCATAACCTACTCCAGGAATACCAGATCCACCATTATCACCAGTCATACCAGTCATATAGTATGGATCACACCAGTCTTCTATCATAGTATTATCACTACCATTGATATAAGCAAAAGTAGCCCATAAGACTTTACCATCACTTAAAGCAGGAGCTGAAGAACTCCAACCAGAAGGATAACGAGTATCTTGGTCTAACGAAGGAGCTGAACTCCAACTATTGTTTCTAGCAAATCTGTATTCATAGTAGTTACCATCCATGCCTTGAACCTTACCTACATTTACCCAGTCACTACCATTCCATACCCATAAGAAGCCATTAATAACCCAACCGTCTCCTATTTCATTACCACTAGTTGGAAGATCATCTGTAGAATCTAAAGTGCCTTTAATGATAACCCCCTGCCCGGTTACTTTTACTACAGCTCCCCATTCTATTACTGTACCAGTTTCACCTTGAACTAATGCTATAGATTTCCACCATATACCTGTGGACATATCAGGAGTAAGTACCCAACCATCACCAGGATTATATGGGTCATTACTAGTAGGCTTCTCAGGTTGAGTCTGACTTTGCTTAAATACTTCTACTTGATAATTAAAATTATTACCATCTAGACCAGGTACACCAGTAATTAAGTAAGGACCCTGCCAACCTCTTTCTTCTTCAGGTAAGGATTCATCAATTACTAACTTATTATCAAAAGTAACTAAAGCTTGAATACCCCATATAGCTTCTTTACCAGTTGCAGTAGGCATACCTACACCCCAGATACTACCAGGATTAATATTCAATCTATCTGGATCTCTAGGTTTAACATCGCTACCAGATGTCTTAGTATACATTACTCTAAGGTGTTGACCATCTTGACCATCATCTCCCCATTTAGCCCATAATGACGGAGAACTAAAGTTACCCCATTTGTGAGTATCACCTTTATACTTTCTTTTACTAACCCATTCGTATTTAAACTCTTCACTTACTCCCTTAGGATCATCTGTCCAAGGTTGTTCACCAGGAGCTGATTGAGGTATATATTCATCCTGATCTGGGTTGTTATCTGTAATCTCTTTAGGAGAAGCTGGTAGTTTAGTACGTTGATAAATATATTCTACTCCATCACCATCTTTACCATTTACTCCCCATTTAGACCAAATAGTAGGATCACTCCACTCACTCCAACTACCATCAGTTTGCAAGTTATGTGAACAAACCCATTCACATTGATATTGTTCGCTAATACCTGTAGGATGATCAGTCCACCCTTGTCTAATAGCTTCAGTCTGGCTGTTACCTGTAGGTTTAGTAGGTGTAACTAAACTAGTTACAGTAAGCTTATACACGAATTCAATATTACTACCATCAGCTCCATCATGACCATCTGCTCCAGTAAGTCTTACAGGTGTACTCCAAGGTACTACTATTGTACCTTTACTAGAGAATGTAGCAGTAGACATCCATACATAGCCATTAGGATTACTATCACTACCAGACCATCCTTCAGGATATGTAATAGTATTAGTATCATAATCCCAACTACCTCCTACAGGAGTATCAGGTCTTTCTATACTCTTAGTAGACTTATATGCTATTACTACTCTAGTAGTATCTCCATCTATACCTGGTACACCATCAATACCATCTTTGCCATCCTATCCATCTTTACCATCTTTACCATCTTTACCAGCATCACCAGTTCTACCAGCAGGTATACCAAATGAGAATAGAAATTGATCTTTATCTAAAGATACAGATGCAGTAGGTGTACTTGATTCATATACATCCTTAATTGCAGCTTTAAACTTAGAACTACCTATAACTATATCAGCTACAGATTCAAGCGGTAATTTATAGTTATTGCCTTTTTCTGCAGTAACAATGTATTCACTACCTGTAGCTTCAAGCTTCTCTTCTAAGTCCAATATCTTTACACCATCACATTTTCGTATCATATCTATTTATTTTATAATTTACAATAACCATTACTGCAATTTCCTGTACTGCAAGTATTGTTAGAACAAGAGTAACAAATACCACTAAATAAAGTAGCAGAGTTACGCTCTTTCTCTAAATGAAGACACTTATCGTTTTCTGTATTGAAACAATCACCTTTCTGAGTAAGAATAGCATTGTTACAGCAAGTACTAGCTGCACATTTTGGTTTGATAGATATCTCAAGTAATCTACAGATATCTACATATAATTGTAAAGCATCACGATAGTAATCGGATGCTAAAGCATACTCAAGTAACTATCTCTTAAAGACTACTAACATTATGTTCTGCATAGTCTGATCATCTAAACAAGTTGAGCAGTGAGTATGTAATTTCCTAATCTCTGCCATATATACAATTGAAGGATTGTAGTATATGCCATGAAAATGAATTTCTTCCTATTCCGTAAAACATCTCAAAGTAACGTATTTCATATTCCAATCTAATTCCAGAATATCGTCATTAGTTACAGTTACATTATTTTCGGAATCTACTGTAATATTCTCGGAAAAGCTAATGTTATGTATAGGACTGTCTTCAAGTATGTTCTTTAAATTCCACACTTCATCTATATAAACTTCCTTACTATAGCTACTAAGATCTACTTCAGTCTCTATCTTAAAGGTCAGTTTATCACCATCTATTTGTATATTTGTTAATTTGTCCATATATCAACAATAAAAAAAGTGGAGAGTGGAATATTCCACAACTCCACTTCTGTAGTTTGTAAAAGGAATCTTATCCCAAATTCAATCTCTCTAACGTGGATTAGGCAATTGTCTTACCAGCAATAAATGACTGAATACCTTTATCTACAATAGAATCAACTAAACTAGGACAATAAACTTCCGTAGTCAACGGAGTAGTCTTGATGTACTGATTATCATTGCTCAAGTACAGGTTATCGTTTTCAATGATAGCATAATCATATTCTGCATCTTCTACTACTTTACGAGCCTGTTCAACAATAGGATATGCACCAGTAAATACGTGACCTTTATAACCCATGTTACGTACTTCTGCATCACGTACTTGCTTCCAATAACCCTTACCTGGATTACCGGCAGTCTTAACAATCGTAGCACCTACAACTGCCTTAGGCTGATTAGCAAGCAATGCACCAGGAATAGTCTCATACAGAGAAGCTTCCATAGATACAACGCTATATTCATTTAAAGAATAAACGCCTTCATTATCATCCTTCGGCATAGCAGTCAAAGTCAGAACTGCAGCAGAAGCAGAAGCCTGTACTCTACGATTCTTATGAGCATTGATCTTCTTCAACAGAGCATTTACTAAATCTGCAGGGGTAGTAGTTTCAGCATATACTTCATAAGTATGAGTAAACTGGAAGTTGTTTACTTCAAAATCCTTATAAACAATACGCAAAACGTAACGATTACCAGCAATGATAGTAGCGTCAGTCAAAGTGATTACAATCTTTTCTTCAACAGGAGCTACATATTCGCCAATTACTGCAGACGGTTTAGAAGCTTTCTGAATTTCAGTAGAGAAATCAATATTAGCTTTCTGTGCTACTGTACCATCAGGCATAGTAACATTCATCTTTTCACCTGCTACACCTACATACAGAGAGTTAGCATTTACTGCATCAGCAGCAGTCTTAATAAGAGCCTTATTCTCATCGAACAAAGCAACATCACCAACAGCCAAAGCATCTACTGTAGTGTAAGAAGCCGGAGCTTGTTTTCCAATCAGAACTGAGTGTACTGAAGTTATCATATTAAATGTTTGTTTTTAAATTAGACATTAGCGCTTAGTCTATTCGCTTACTTTCTACTTTCATTATTTCAGATTTCCACGTTGGTAAGCGCCTTAATTATTCGTCCTAAGATTTCTTAGAACTTGTATTAGGTATAGTTTGTACTATCATTTGAACTGCTAGATCAACTATATCCTAATGTGTATTTTCTGGAAGATCTGTGTATTCTTTAGTAAGATCGCTTACGTTACCCAGATCTTTTGCTTTTCTTAAGTAGGTAAGTTCATAAGAACTTATATCATAATTACCATCAGTATATAATACAATTTTATTGTCAGTATATACTCTAATAGGCTTTGCTTGATTATAACGCAATCTGTGATCTGATAGACTATTACTTAGTCTAGAGCTTACTGTCTCTATTGTAGCCTCTATTACATCAGATTCACGAGTAATTAAGTTATTGCATTTATTATCCTTTATACTTATGTATACATTTTCACCAAGTGCAAACATATAATCTTCAGGATAATCAGTTTCCCATTTATTACCTAATTTACTAAAGCTATAAGTAGTATAGCTCTTAGTATTTACTAAAGTACGTATGTTATCAGTAATCTCTTGATTTCTCTAGAATACTCTAAAGTTCTGTTTAACATATTCGTCTTTAGCTTTGTTTATGAAATGAAACAAAGTATCTGAAGGAAACTTAATAGTATCATTATAGTTTGTTATAATGTTATTCAGTTGCCTTTCTACATTTATTTGAAAATCTCTTTCGCGCATAATTATTCAGATACTTGGTTTAACTAAAATTTAGAAGATTGTCTTTGAGATTCTATATTCTCTAAAGCAATTACTACAGCTCTATTAATAATCTCATACATGACATCTTCAGGAAAATCTAATTCTTGTTCAGGTTTAGTGTAGTCAAACTTAGTTGGTTTCTTAACATAAGTAATATCTACTCTATAGAACTCTGTATTATCTTCTACTCTTGGAGCATACATAGGATCCTGCATTAAAACAGGATCTACGTATACTAAGAGTTTATCATTTTCTAAAGTAGCTACTGGATTCTCTACCCAAGGTATATTATTATAAGTCTGCTTAAAAGGCTTTACTAGTTCATGACTAGTAAGTACACAGTTAGTCTAGAATTGTCCATACTTAAGTAATACACTAAGTATAGTCATTCTATTATCTTCATCATGAACATCTTCTAATGCATACTCATTGTAGTCTGTATGTACAGCATGAAGATTAACATCTGTAGCTATTAACTTCTCTATCTCAGATAAGTTAGATACAGAACCTTCTAAACCTATTCTTAAAGCATTATTGCCAGTAATCTTATTACTTAAGATTTCCAACTATGCTTGATTAAGAAATAAGTCTACTTCTTCATCTAAGAATGCTGGACATCCGCCATAGGCAATACCTTCTGCATTCTTATCCAGAACTACCTTGAAAATTATATGAGAATCTTTATTAGTCATTACTTAGATTTAATTTCATTGAGTATTGCTAATTTAATATCTTGATTCTTTTTATCTTGCAAATAAGCAATAACATCGTCGATACCATTACCAATCAAATCTGTACCAAAGAAATATTGAGTACGATTCTTTCTAATAATGTTTTTAGCAATAGCCTCTTCAATAACAAAGTTAATTTCTTTATTTGGGTTTTCTACCCATTTCAACATAAACTTTTCAGGAGAAGTCTCAACTTGTTCCGTAAGTTTAGCTTCAACTAATTCATTTGACATTGTATCTGATTTCATACCATACAGACGTAAGCACTTACGCATATCTTCAATAGACATTTTATCGAGCTCACGATAAGCTTCACGTTTAACTTTGTTAACACGATTAGCCTGTTCAGCCTCTGCATCTTTATTAATCAGTACATAATCTTTAGAAGGATTCATGTTAGACAAACCATCTGCTACTCTTTTATGACCTTTAAGAAATAAGTATTGCAATTCATCTAAAGGTTTCTCAGTATCAAGAATCAAATCTCTTTTACCGATTTTAACTGCAAATGTAGTCCAAAAGTCACTATTAGGAGCTAATTCACCTTCTTCTTTATTTAAGGCTTTTTCCAATCTACGAGCATCTTCTGAGCTCAAGCCAGTATAGATATTACCAGATCTAGTCCAGTATGGACCTACATAATCATATGTTGTAGGCCATTTAGTAAGCCCTGTCCAAGGATTTACTTTCATTATTCTAACGATTACTTCCATAATACTTTGTATTAGATTTATCCTGTTATTAAGCGGCGGAATTCAAAGAATAATTATTATATTCTTCTAATGTTATCTTTCTTATATAAACATTTTGTTTCTTCCACAATTTCGGAATATCTGGTTCGCTGTATGTCCTAACTAAAGTTATAGTAGTATTATAAAACCTAGCACAATCTGCTTTAGATCTAAACACATTGATAACGTTGTTATCCACATCTAGTATAGCTACAGGTTGTTGACATTTTTCAACTAAATTCATTATATGATTATGCAACTTATCTGTAGTCTTACCTTTTCGTGTTTCTGACATCTTCTTTTTAGTTTCTTCAGACGCCTTTCTTCCAATAGCTTTTTGACGAATTTTATCTTTAGTTTCTTCAGAGTGCATTCTACCAAATGTTCCGTCTCCGCCTTCTGTTAAGTTATAACCTTTTTCCCTATTCATAGAATCGTATTGTTTAATCCAATACTTTTCTTTTTCTTTCAACTCTTCATACGTATCAGCAAAATCAATTATTTCTAATGTAAAATTTTCTTCTCCGTATTTAGCCATTGAACGATGAATAGGAGCAGGTTCACCGATGCGAGCCTCATACCAATGATGGCGATACCTCGCACCAGCGCCCTGATTAGTTATTCCTATATAAACTTTTCCTGTAATCTTATTAGTGATTTTGTATACGTCATTACTTTTCATATAATATATCTTTTTGTTAGTATATTATATATAAACGTACAAAATACAAAAAGTTACTCGAAAATTAGTTTATTTTTATTTAATTAATGTTCGACTTACTCTAAAATGAGCTCTCCGCAGGCTCTGGGGTCGCGAAGCATAATACCCATTTCTCCAAGGAAGAATACGGTATAACCGTCCTTACCATTAGATCTCAAGGTATCCTTAGACTTAGCATAACCAGACGGAGCAACAGCACCACCAGTATACCAAGTAACGAATTCACGATCCTTACGAACTACCTTAACAATGTTAGCTTCACCATCACGACGACCAAGATCCAAGAAAGTCATACGATATGATTCCTTCGGTTTCAAGGTTACAGGATGCAACTCACGATTGTAAGTAGGATCGTCATACAACGGGAAATATTTCAAAGTCAACTCGATACCATTAGTCATCTTATAAGTCTTGAACTGACCACCAAAAGTCAAGTTATCACCAGAACCAGTTACAAATACTGTATCCATTAAGTTCATAGTAGCTACCTTTTCTTTCAAGATACGGTCAAATTCGCGCATACCCATTTCACCAGTCAAGGCAACAAACTTACGTTCATTAGTACCCAGACAGTTATAAGACAAGTCAAACAAGAAGTCTTCCAACATCTCACCAGTCAAGTGAGTATAGTAACGTCTATTAGACGGAGCAATCTGTTCCAACAGACCAGCGCCGATAAATACCGGACGACCATTAGTACCCTTCAGATTGCAAGAACCATCCTTGTTAACATTAGTTTTCATATAAACAAGCATACGCTCACATCTCTTGTACCATTCACGTAAAGCTTTCCATTCCTGATAATCAGCCCACAGATAAGAAGTCTTGCCAGTAGCAGGATCTTTCAAAGCAATTGCCATTACTGTAGAATAAGCTGAACCAGTAATATCATAGTTAACACGAATAGTAGTAAGATAGTTACGCATCTTGAAGTGAGTGTTGTAGTTCAAGATATCACCCTCTTCACTGTATTCCTCGTATGCAGAAGCAAGACGAGATACTTGTTTTCCAGCTTCAAGATATTCAGAAGGAATATAAGAAGTAGGCTGACCATCTGCTACAAAACAGGTGTATACCCACAGATTACCGTCTTGATAAGGAGCACCTGATACACGTACTTGGAACTCTCTGTTATCAAATTCGAGAATAGCACCAGGACCAAACCAATTATCTTCTAACCACAACATAATAGGAGTGTTACCCAAACCTGCAGTAGAAGTAGGAGTAATAGCTGCGCCATTCCATTTAGCGTCTCTAATTGTTACGGCTCTGTCATTATCAACCATTACAGACCATTCAAAAGAAGGCTGATCAATTGTCATTACATTGCCAAGACCACCTGTCAACATATCCAAAGAAGTGCTATAACCACTATCTTTTGTACCAAATACGTAAGACAAGATAGTAGACACCTGATACGGATTCTGCTGAGAAGCTACTGAAATCTTAGCAGTATCAATCAAGTCGGAGAACCACTTTCCTTTGTATAATTGAAGGTTATTAAGAATATTGTTATCCATAAAAATACTAGTAATTTAATTTTTTAATTATTTA